GAATTTTGGCCGAGGGCATGAAAAAGCTCTTCAAGGGCATTTTGTTCTTAGTGGTCACGCACCAAGACAAGGCTCGGATCGTGCGTATGCGCAACGAGTTTGTGACCATCGACCCAAGCCATTGGGAAACCAGCATGGACGCCAGCATCAACATCGGGTTGGGCAACGGCGACACCAACGAGCGCTTGCAAGGTCTGATGATGATCATGGCCAAGCAAGAGCAGATCTTGAAAGAGCTTGGCGCACAAAACCCACTGGTTACGCCGCAGCAATTTTCAAATACCCTGCGCAAGATCGTGGAGTTGTCTGGGTTTAAGGATGCGTCCAGCTACTTCAGCGACATCCCTGCCGACTATGTGCCGCCAGCGCCACCAGCGCCGAAAGCCACGCCAGAGGAGTTGCTGGCGCAGGTGCAGGCAGAGTCAATCAAGGCCGACATCCAGAAGAAGGCGGCAGAACTTGAGCTAAAGCGCCAGCAAATGATGATGGATGACGATTTGAAGCGTGACCAGATGGCCCAAGACCTGTACCTCAAAAAGTACGAAATTGAGTTAAAGTTCAAGTCACAGATCAGTACGGCTGAGATCGATGCGGCTCAGAATATTGATCGTGAAGCAATTCGTCAGCAGGCAGCGCTGGCCCAGCAGCAGGCGGCTCAGTTTATTGAGCAGCAGCAGCAGCCCCCGATGCAGCCGATGATGCCCCCATCAACCTTTCAAGGAATGGCTCAGTGAGTACAAACGAAGACCAGGTAAACAAAGGCCGTAAGGCCAAGCAGCTACTTGAGGACGAAACCCTCAACGCTGCAATTGAAAAATTGGAAAATGACCAACTTTGGGCATTTCGATCCTCGAAACCTGAAGAGTCTGTGAAGCGGGAGACAGCGTGGTGCATGTTGCAAGCCATTAGTGGCTTAAAGCAAGAGTTGACCAAAGTAATGGACAACGGAAAGATTGCACAGAGCGCTATCACTAAATCACAGAAAAATCTAATTTAAGAAAATACTATGGCAGAAATACAAGCAACGAATTTGGCCGATGCGGCCAGTGCAATCTCAGCAATGTTGGCCCCTGAAGAAGGACAAGCGCAAGTTGGTGAGACGCAGTCAGCCGAAGAGTCCGAAGAGGACTTAGAGGCAGCGGCTTCTGAGGATGATGAGTCTGGTGTGGAAGACGCGCCAGATGAAGAAACCTCGGAGGAACAGTCTGGAGAAGAGGAAGAGCAAGAGGAGCAAGAACAGCCACAGACTTTCACCGTCAAGATTGACGGTAAGGAAGTCGCTGTGACGCTGGACGAACTCCAAAAAGGCTATTCAAGGACTCAGGACTACACCCGAAAAACGCAGCAGATTGCCGAGGTGCGAAAGCAAGTCGAGGCAGAGACGCAGGCAGTTCGGGCCGAGCGTGGACAGTACGCTCAATTGTTGGGAGCATTGCAAGCCCAGCTTCAGGCTTCAGAGCCGCAGGTCGATTTGGATCGTCTTTATAACGAAGACCCAATCGAGTGGGTGCGGCAAAAAGAGGTTTTGCGGGAGCGACAGGAGAAGGCATACGCTATTCAGGCCGAGCAGCAGCGTCTTATCCAGTTGAGTCAGCAAGAGCAGCAGCAGTCTATGCAGCAGCATCTGGAAAGCCAGAAAGATGCGCTGTTGGCGGCACTGCCAGAGTGGAAAGATCCAAAGAAAGCAAAGCTTGAAAAAGCGATGCTGATTGAGTCTGCCAAGTCTGCCGGTTTTTCTGATGAAGACTTGAAGAGTGTTTACGATCACCGGCTGGTTTTACTGCTGCGAAAAGCGGCACTGTTCGACCAAATGGTAAGTAAGCGTCAAGGCATTAAGCCTGTGGTGAACAATGGCCCACGACCAGCCAAGCCAGGAGCAGCGGGTCGGGTTTCGACAACAAGTGAGGTTACTCGCGCACAACAGCGTCTTGCAAAAACTGGCCGTGTCGATGATGCGGCTGATGCAATTTACAAACTTTTAAGATAGGGAAAAATCATGGCTATCGTTAGCAATACATTCCTGACTTACTCTGCAAAGGGTATTCGGGAAGATCTTAGCAATGTGATCACCAACATTGCGCCTGAAGAAACGCCTTTTATGTCCAACATTGGACGCGAAACTGTGACCAATACTCTGTTTGAATTTCAAACAGATACATTGGCTGCAGCCGCTGCCAACGCCCAGCTTGAGGGTGATGATGTCGGCACTTTTGATTCCGTGGTCGCCACTGTTCGCGTGCAGAACTACTGCCAGATCAGCCGCAAGACTATTGTCTTGTCAGCTACTGAAGAAGTAGTAAATAAGGCAGGCAGACGCTCTGAACTAGCATACCAAATAGCTAAAAGGGGTTCGGAGCTAAAGCGTGACCAAGAATTCATCATGTTGTCAAACACTGGTGCAGATGCTGGTAACTCAACTACTGCGCGTAAGACGGGTTCTTTGACGGCCTTCTTGAAGACCAACATTGACTTTGACACCACCAATGGTGCAAGCCCAACTTACACGACCCTGCCTTCCGCTGCCCGTACAGATGGCACTGTTCGCACCTTCACTGAAACCATTCTCAAGAATGTGATTCAGAAAGTGTGGACTGCTGGCGGCAATGTTGACGGCGGTGCAAAGCCCGCCACATTGATCGGTGCAGTTGACATTTATGTCTCTGATTTTGGCAATGTGTCTGTGATTGCCAACCGCTTCCAGCGTGAGCGTGATGCGTTTGTGCTTGACCCTGACTACGCCAAGATGACTGTGCTGCGTCCTTATCAGCAGATCGAACTGGCCAAAACAGGCGATGCCGACAAGCGCATGCTGCTGGTCGAATACGGCCTGAAGGTGTTGGCAGAGAATGCTCACGGCTTGGCCGCTGACTTGGTTACTTCTTAACAGTAAGCAACGGGAAGGGCCAGAGAAATCTGGCCCTTTTTTAAATGATTGACAAAAGACTATTTAGCGAAAACAAAGATCAAGGCATCACCCGCTACTGGCATGAGAATACTAATACCGGCGATGTGACCATTGAGACTGAGCAAGACATCACGGCAGTCATTGAGGCCAACAAGGCCGTCTACAACGCTGTGGACGGCAAGGCCAACTGGAATGGAGAGTGGCACTTGGTGGCATCCATACCCGAGGCTCTCTATTACAAGATGAAAGCTGAAGGCAAGATCGATGATCAGGAGTACATGAAGCGGTGGCTCAACGACTCCGACAATCAGTTCTTTAGAACACGACCTGGGAAAGTATGAACTACATTGCGGTCTGCACTCCAGCACGGGACATGGTTCACACCATGTACAGCTACGACTTGGTGAACATGGTCGCGTATCACACGATCAACACCAATGACGCTGTGAGCCTCAAGATCTCTCAAGGCACATTGATTGCCAACCAGAGGGCAGAGTTGTCACTGGACGCAATGGCCGAGGGCTGCACCCACATCCTGTTCATTGACTCTGACATGCGGTTTCCGCAAGACATGATTGAGCGCCTTTTGAAGCATGACCTAGATATTGTGGCGACCAACTGCGCACGGCGTAGAATGCCCACTGGCCCGACAGCGCAGCTTTACAAAGAGAACGGCGACAGAGAACTGGTTTGGACGATGCCAGAGTCCACCGGACTGCAAGAGGTGGGGTCTGTGGGTATGGGCGTGATGCTCATCAAGGCCAATGTCTTTGCGGCACTGGCCGAGCCTTGGTTTGAGACGCCTTGGCGCGTGGACAAACGAGGCTATGTTGGTGAGGATGTCTTTTTCTGTCAGAAAGCAGCGGCTGCTGGCTTTAAAATATGGATTGATCACGATGTCTCCAAAGAGATTGGCCACATCGGGACTTTTGAATTCAAGCATGACCACACCTGGGTGATGAAAGAAATAAAGGCAGTCTGATGGCTCTGACAACCTACACCGAATTGAAGGCATCCATTGCAGACTGGCTCAATCGGTCAGACCTGACGGCGGCTATCCCTGACTTCATCTCTCTGGCCGAGGCGCAGATGGAGCGCACACTGCGCACCAGACAGATGATCGTCAGGGCCAATGCGTCATTCAATGCCGAGTACGGCGCAACGCCGAATGACTTTTTGGAGGTCAAGTCCTTCAAGCTCAGTGGCACTAATCCAGTTACCCCGCTGTCGTTTATGACTATAGATGCGCTGGATGCAGAGGCAACAAAATTCACAGCCAGTGGCAGGCCAAGTTTCTTTGGCGTGGTTGGCCAACAATTCAGACTTGTGCCAACACCAGACACCAACTATGCGACTGAGTTGACTTACTACGCAAAAATAAGCAAGTTGTCGGCATCGGTGGCCACCAACTTTATTTTGGAGTCCAGCCCTGATGCCTATTTGTACGGAAGTCTGCTGCAAGCTGCGCCATACCTTCAGGATGACAATAGAATTCAGGTGTGGGCAACGCTGTATGAGCGCGCCTTGACTGACCTGCAAGTTGCTGATGACCGAGGTGCGACATCAGGCGGTGCGCTTTTAACCCGTGCAAAAACTTTTGGATAAATATGATTACGACCACCAAAGGCGAGATGGACGAATCATTGCTGGAAAAGCGTGAGGGGTCATTGGATAACGATACCGAGACAACGACTTGGGTCGAGTACTGGCTTGATGGCGAGTTAGTGCATCGATCTGTCCACATGGCGCTCAAGCGCGGTGTTTTTGCTGATGGCATCACTGAACAAATTTAAGGAAATAAATCATGGCAAATACCCAGGCGATGTGTACCAGCTTCAAAGGTGAACTGCTTGTCGGTCACCACAACTTTGGCACTGGCGTGACCCGTGGCTCCACTGCTGCCGACACCTTCAAGGCTGCG